AAATATCTTTGGTGTTGATGTTGGTTGTTTTAGTTTTACTCGCCCTAATCCACGAGAGTAACAACCTTTAACTCTGCGATTTTTACCGTTCATTATAAATTATGTAAACAAAAATTTTATTCCAATTAATGTAGCAATTGGCACGACAGTTAAACAAAATAAAGCAACGCGAGGATACCCCGTCTTTATAAGTAAGCGCCCTAAAGCTCTTCCGGCTTGTTCATATTCGTCCATCTGCATATTTATAAATATGTTTTCAATAATTTAAATACTTATAAATATAAAGATTGATTGTTTGCAATAGATTTCAGAGTAATGTCAGGAATTAGTTTAACTTTTGCCAGCAACGCCATATTTGATTGCAGCTCAGCTAGTTTTTCTAATTCATGCGCAACATTATTGATTTTCAACATAGCTTTTACAAATTCGCCACGCGAAATATTATAACAAAGAGCTTCTTCAAATATTTTATAACATTCTTCTTCATCTGTTGCTTTACACCATCGATAAACCAATTCGCACATATTATAATGTATATCATAATTATTTACAAAATCTGTTTTATGAAAAGATTCAAGGTCATAATATTTATTATAGGAAGTTTTAATCATTTTTATAATTTTTTTGACAATTACAGGCGCTTTAATATGGTCGCTCTCAATAATCGAATCTTCTTCTTTTACTGAAACGGATGTGAATATACTTAAAACAGCTGCCAATTCAGCCACCTCCAAATCATCAAAGAGTTTTTCTTGAAGAACATCCGCTAATGCCAAACAATGCATCTCTTGTATATTAGCCGCTATAAGACCCTTTTCTGTAATTTTAGAGTCTTGGATAAAACCATTGTCTGTTAAAATTTGTACGTGTAATTCAATATGTCTCATAACACGCGTTTTAACATTTTCCAAATGTTGTTTTTTATTTTTAATATCATTTCTGATACCAATAATAAGTGAAAATTTTTCATATTCTGTTTTCAAGAACTTGCTACTGGTTTCAATATTGGCTTTTTCTCGCGTTAATTGTTTTCTTTTTTTTTTAGAAGACAAAGAAAGGGTTTCTTCTATTTCATAAAGTCTTTGTAATATCGATTCATCAATTTGTAATGGCATTGTTGTTTTTATCTCTAAAATATTTTCGAAATGTTTAATATCTTCTTCAAGATATTTAATTTCCTTGTTTATATCATTTGACATTAAACTTTTGCACATAAAATCTTCGAGATTAAATGATTCCATTGATAAAAGTCTGAGAATCAAGTTGAAATGAATTTTAAATGTTGACGTAAACGGTTGTGGTTTACCTTCCAGCAAGCTTCTATATGTCACAATATCAGGCACAGCGTTGCGAATATCGAATAAGTTAAATAAATGCCACACCCTACCAATTTTTTCTTTTTGTCCTCGTCTTCCAGCTCTTCCGCTCTGCTGAGAACATTCGTGAGGTTCTAACCACCTGAATTTTTGCCCATTATACTTTTGCAATGCTGTAAATATTACTGATTGTGCTGGCATATCCACGCCTACAGCAAATGTTTCTGTGGCAATAAGCAACTTAATATATTTCTTTTCGAATAAATGTTCTACCATTTCTTTGAAAATTTGAATCATACCCGCATGATGATACGCTATTCCCTTTTGCAAACATTTCATCAGTTTTTTAAATTCGGGTAGATTAATATATTCTCTATAATTATCTACTTTTCGCATTAGAATTTGTTTACATTCATTTTCAATAGTAGAAGGTATTTTTGAACCTTCCTCAAATAAACATATATTAATTTTATTAGCAATTATTTCAACTTGTTTTCTCGAATAAACAAAGCATATCGCAGGTAAATATTGTTTAATTTTAAGATAATTAATTAATTGGTTAAATACAAAGAATTTATCAATCCACACCTTATTTTCGCGTAAATATCGCAACATTTTTATTATATCATAATAAGTCTTGTCATCAAATTTTGCCTCAGGACTTTTAATAAGTAATGCTTTTTCATATATTTTTTCGAATTTGACCCGTTTATCAGCTGGTAGTTTATCTAATACCGATTTCGGAAAGGTTACAAAACCGTAGTGATGTTGGGGCACGACCCTGGTAGTTGTTGGACACAACCAAACATCTCGGTGTTTCTCTTTTTCTATCCATTCAGCCAATACCCAGGGTCTATCAATTGTTGCAGAAAGACCGATGATTTGTGCAGTATCTGGTAACATCATAATAGATTCATGCCATACAGGTCCTCTTTCTTTATCCATAATATAATGAATTTCATCAAATACAACCGCCCCCAATTCATCTGGATTAATATCAATGTCCAATGTAATGTGGTCCTTCTTTTCTTCGTTGGTGTCTAACCATTTCTTCTTGAAAAGTGTATTTCTAAGTATTTCAGTGGTCACAAATAAACATTGTGCGCCAGGATTCATAGTTATATCACCTGTGATAATACCAAATTTAATTTCAGGATATTTTTCCTGAAATGTATTGTATTTTTGATTTGTTAGGGCTTTAATAGGACTCGTATATATTACCTTCTTCCCCATACTAGTAAAATGTGTAATTGCAAAATCAGCTGCTAGTGTTTTGCCATTTCCTGTGTGGGCAGTAATGATAACATGGTGTTTTTTGAGAATCGCATCGATTGCGAATTTTTGGAAATCAGACAAAGGGAAAGGCCATCGAGCGAATATACCGGACAGTTCAGGTGTTTCTGCGTCAAAAGTACCGTTGCAAATTCTCATAATTGTATTAGTTCATTAAAAATATTTTTAATACAATTCAATTTAATATATTGCTGTAAATCTAACTATATAATAATTGCTATGCGTAGATATTGGGTCCTCAAGATATTATGTGGTCATCTTGAAAGCATTTGTTTCCCAACTTTTATTAATAATTCTAGGTAATTTCATTAATCTTATATGATCCGTATCGCCCTTGTCGTTAAATTGCACAAACCATATTTCCAAATCGTCCTCACCGAAGTTAATTAACATTCCTTTTGTTTCATTACCCCATTCTGAAAATGACTGTCTTTGATACATATATCGTAATAATTGCTGCTGTTCTGCATCGCCCAATCCTCGCGTTTGTTTTAGTTCCAAAATTATTTTTTCTTGTGGAAGCAATAGATCTTCTCGCCCTCTAATATCGTGAGGTAATTGTAATACTTCTCCTGAAGTAGACATAACTTTACATAAAACAGCTACCTCCGACTGAACTATAAATCCTTTACGCTGAAGTTCTACTTCCAAAAGTGCCTGAAAATGATGTTCTTTTCCTCCATATGGGAATTGTGTATATACCTGACGGGACAGTTGTGCGATGAGAATAGCCGTTGTATTAATTTCATTATTCCAATTTGATAAATCTTGTTTTTTACTTTCGGCTTTTTCTGTCTTTTTTAATGTAAAGGTAGTTTTATCTTCTTTATTTTTTAATCGAGATTGAAGTTTTTCTATTTTTCCTTCAAGTACAAGAATTTTTTTATCTTTCTGCTGCAATCTTTTATCTTTCTTTTGAATTTCTTTTTGCGTATTCGACCCCACGCTCCCATCTACGAGAGAAACGCGTGATTCGTTCATTAATTTGGTGGACATTGTATTAGTATTGATATTTATAAAACTTAAATACTTATTCAATTTTTATAACTATCAATATAATACCCCAACCCTAATGAACAATTTTTGAAAACATATCCTTTTTTCTCTCCAACAAACGATTTGTTTGGGATAAAATTTTTGTGTTGCATATTTTCTACTACCTTATTTGGTGTAATATAATAACTATATGCATACAGTAACGGCATAAAAATTAAAAAAATATAAAAACAGATTTTTAATATAGACAATATCATATACATCATTCCAACATAAAAATATGTATAATATAACTTATTGTTTATAAAGAATCTGCTGCAGCTCGCGTGTATTCGGCGCTTGCGGGCATATCTTCCAGTAATTTTGTATCCAATGAATGACGCATACTACATCCTATGAAGGCGGATGTAAATATACAAGCATGCCATATAGGATGCCATATATAATACACTGGGTATGTCGGTATGTAAATAGCATAAATGGATATACCTGCAGTACACGTTACTATGAATAAACGACAATAATAATTTTTAATATATTTAATAACAATTCTAAATTTAATTAATATTGTTGTAATTATCAGAATAAATATAAATAAATTATAAGCTAATACATCAGTTAATTTAAAATATAAAATAATTATGTTTGAAGTGTTTGCTACTATATAAAATATGGGTGCGCGAACCTTAAAACAATACATATTTGTGGCAACTATACTCGATGATGATAACCAATGGTCCATAATTCGCCATGTATTTTCAGAATGATTGTGTGGGTCAACAATATCACCGTAATTGTAAGTGTGATAGCATATTGAACTATATACAGTAAAAAAAATATTTATAAATGTGTACAATGATTCATATTGTCTGTATTTTTTAAACGAATAAGCTAACATTAATAAAGGTAATAATGCTGCAAGATGTGTTGTTAATATCCAATAAAACATATATGTATATATATATTATCTTTATCTATTTTTAACAAGAAGGTTAGTAGAAACATACGCAATAATAGCCACTGCTGCTCCTGCCCACACTCCAATATAATGTTTTGCTAATTCGTATTGAACATAATTTATAAATTGACAAAACGGAGAACCTAAAGTAATCATGGTGCTAATGAATCCTACTGCTGTAAATGGTGCACACCATTGATTATATAATTGAATTAAAGTCCAATGTATTGTAGCGGTAGCACAAATAATAACGATAAAAGTCAATACTGCTTTGCTAATGTCATTCATTGTATTATTGGATCTATTACAAACTTGGTAAAAGCATTCAATTTTTTATAATATTTATGTAAATGGATTTAAAGATTTTATGCAAATATAGCTTATAATATGGCAGACTCTAAAATGAACGATACAACTTCCTCTCAGGATTTCAACGAATCTACCCGTTACTTTGGTAGAGTTAAATGGTTTAATAATAAAGCCGGCTATGGTTTTTGCACAGTAGTTGGTGATGAAGGCGACGAACGCGTGGGTGAAGATATCTTTTCCCATCATACGGGTGTAAAAGTTGGTTCTGAGCAATATAAATACCTTGTGCAAGGTGAATATGTTCAGTTTAGTCTTCGCAGTAGCGACAGCACGACCCATCCTTATCAAGCAGCAGAATTGGTTGGTCCTTGGGGTGGAAAATTGATGTGTGAGACTCGCAATGAGCAACGCCAACAACGGGCGGACCGCGATGGAGAAGAGGGCGAAGACTCTCATGATGGACAATATTCACGCCCCTCTCGCGATGGACAATATTCACGCCCCTCTCGCGATGGACAATCTTCACGCCCCTCTCGCGATGGACAATCTTCACGCCCCTCTCGTGATAATC